GAATGAAAGAAGGTGGTATGCCAATGACCCCCAAGCAACAGAAGTTTGCCAAACTAGCACCTCCAGTGAACAAGATCACTTTCGCTGACAAGATTGTTGGTGCTAAAAAAGAAGTTGACGAGATGCTGGGCGATGTGGCAGCCTCGGCCATGAAGAAAGCCGTGCGTGGACGCAATCGTGATATGGAAGAAGGGTTCATGGATGACGAGCCCACTAGCCGTAGAAGCAGCAGCGGTGGTAGAATTGACACCTCTGAACCGGGTGTGACACGCCATCGTGCAGTAAAAGGCAACTACAGCGGTGCAGGACATGATGCCAGCGCCGATGATGATGAACCAAGTGGTCAAATAGGCCGCCGTAAGGTTGGCGCAGGCATGGGCAAGAAGATTGGTGCCAAAATCAATCGTGGCACAAGCAAGTTAATGACCAAAGAAGGCGACATGCCTGAAGACATGATCGAGCCACAAGATTCAGGTGAATACGATCGCGAAGGCGACATGGCCAAGGACACTATCAAAACCGTGGTGCGTCATGCACAGGCCCTGGAAAAGATCCTGGGCGACGAAGATAACTTGCCAGAATGGGTGCAAAGCAAGTTGGCCAAGATCGAAAACATGATGACTGCTGTGGATGACTACATGCAGAATCAGAAAGACGACGACAGCGGCGACGAAATGCCAATGGAAGAAGAGCGCACCAACAAGCGTGATAACCGTGCTGAAAAAGCCGGCCGTAAGGTAGCCAAGGACATTGAATACGACGAAAAGAAAAAAGATGGTATTCACGGCAAGCGTCGTGGTAGCGAAGATAGCAAGGCTGAACGAGCCGGCAAGAAAGTGACCAAGGACATTGAGTACGACGAGAAGAAAGACAAGAAGAAGAAAGAAGTTGATGAAACCACAACTTCCGGTAGTGTAGCAACTGGTGCAGCACCCAAGAGCAGCGGCGGAACCAGTTACGGCAAAGGTATCTACGACAGTTTGAATCGTCAGTTGGAAAACATGATCTCCGAAAGCATGAACATCAACATGAGCATGAACAACGATGACCATGGTGGACCACGCCAAAGCCTCACAGTCACTGCCACAGATGAAGATGCTGTGATGTTGGCCGGCTTGTTGAAAATGGCAGGAATGGGCCAGGACGATGATCACATGCATGACATGACTGGCAACGATTCACAAATGCTTGCTATCCAAACCATGGGCGATGAAGAAGCTTGCTCCGCATGCGGATCTAGCCCATGTGGTTGCGATGATCAAATGATGGATGAAGATCGTTGGGGTGCAGAACAACCACCTAAACTACCCAATGACATGAGCGTCACCGCTGATGGTGGAGTTGATGTAAAAAAATCTGGTAGCGATTGGGTTTACAAATCTAAAGAACCCGGTGGCCGAGTCACAGTGACAATTCCAGCAAAAGCCGCAAACAAAATGCTTCCTAACACCGAGATGGACGAAGCCTACGGCGATACTGATGCGTCAGAGAATGACCCAGACTACCCTACAGACGAAGTGGGAACAGACGATGCCATGATGTACAGCGGTGGATTGAATGGTCCCAAGTCAACTGGCCAGACCACTGCTCCTGTGAATGCTGCTCTGAAGGATCGCTTGGGATATGAAGGTGACAATGATCTGCGCCGCATGATGGAAATAGCTGGACTTAGGTAATAACATGACCACACAATTCCAATCCTACGCAGAGACCATGGCCCGGTTGCAGGAACGACATCCGCCTGCACCTACACCACAAGAGGTGCGTAATCAACCTGTGATGATTCCCGGTGTGCTGAGTCAGACCACAAATCTGTTCCGTCCCGTGGCAGTGGCAGATCTAAATAAGGATAACAAATAATGGCTATTCAAGTTGTAAACTCTGTGAGTAACACCGCCTGGACCACAGACAAAGTAGAAATTGCCACAACACTGTCCAATGTTACATTTCAAGTATCAGTGGTGCAGTTGACCTATGTGCCGGCCAATGGCAGACCCCAAAACGCCACTATGACCACACCAATTGGCAACTTGTATTCCAACGCTATAGTGGTTCCTGGCAATACTGTGCAACAATATTATGTGGGCGCAGGCAACTACTTAAACATTATTACAGGAAATGCATTTACTGCCAGCCAATGCGGCGCAACTCCGCTGACATCGGTAACTGGTGTGTAACATGCGAGCCAGTGAGTTTATCGCTGAAGGTGAACAAGTAGGAGCACTTACCAAAAGGAAAAATTTTGCCACAGTGGGTCTCCATAAATTTGCTGATTATCCAGCTGATAGAGTGTATGAGTTGAATCGTGTGATGATGGCCACAGCCGCTACCGATGGAACTTTTGTGCCTGATGTTGATGGTGAATCCTGGGCCGGGCGGTGGGACATTGCAGCACCTTATACCCAGGAAGAAGCAGACAAGTTGAAAATGGCTTACAAGGCCATAGGCACTAAATTTCGTGATCTCAACAAAGGTGATCTCCGCAGCCAAGAAATACCCAGCACCAGCACCGCAAGTCCTGTGCAAGCATTCCGGGGATATCCTCGATGAGAGCCAGAGAGTTTGTCACTGAATCTGTGGCACACCTGCCCGCAGAAATAGCCAATCCCTTGAGATACACCTATATATTACCCGGTGTGACTGGCAGCGATCCCTACGGTGCATATAGACTGTCGGTGGCCATGGCCCGTGCTAGATCGGATGCCGGTGCTCAAGACGGTGTAAATCCTTTCATGAGACCCTGGTCATCAGAAAGTGCATTTGGAGAACACGCTATAGTGTCAGGCATGGATGAACAAATAGCACCCATCCTTGATCTAGCATTGAAGATGACCGGAATACCTGGCGGCAAAAAAATGATCTCAACAGCCAAGAGCAGTGAACCGGCGTTTGTGGACACCGTGAGTCCTGTAAAAAGTTTCAAGGGCTATCCAAGGTAATCTCTAATGAAAAAACTACTCCTACTCTTGCTGATCGTGCCTGCACTAGTCATAGCACAACCCAAACAAAAGCCCAGTGTGACCTACGATGCTGTGATCACCAGAGTGATCGATGGTGATACTGTGGCATTCCAAGCAGACTTTTTGCCTGCGCCACTCAAGAAAGAACTCAGCATCAGAGTTTACGGTGTGGATACTCCTGAAAAAGGACATCGTGCAGCCTGTGCCAGTGAAGCACAGCGTGGAGAAGCAGCGAGTGCATTTACCAAACAAGTGATTGCCCAAGCCACACAACGCCAGGTTGTGCTCATGGACTGGGACAAGTATGGTGGTCGTGTGTTAGGAGATGTCTTGCTCAACGGGCAAAGTCTCAGAGTCATGCTGATACAAAATGGATTTGCACGAGAATACTACGGCGAAGCCAAAACATCCTGGTGCAATTGATTATGTCAATCGCGGTCCGATTCAGGATAACTAACTGACTATGGCCAAACCAATCGAAGGGGTGCTGATCAAAGCACCACACCGTCGTCAGAAATTCACAGAACAACAACTGGAAGAGTTCTTGAAATGTGCTGACCCTGACACAGGTCCAGCCTACTTCATGGACAACTTCTTCTACATCCAGCATCCCACACAGGGCAAGATGCTGTATCATGCTTTTGATTATCAGAAGAAACTGATCGACACATACCATAACTATCGTTATTCAATCTCCATGATGCCGCGACAGACTGGCAAATCAACATCAGCAGCAGGTTACATCCTTTGGTTTGCTATGTTTGTGCCGGACTCCACAATCCTGATCGCAGCACACAAATACACCGGTGCCCAAGAGATCATGCAGCGTATCCGCTTTGCTTACGAACTGTGCCCGGATCACATCCGAGCAGGTGCCACAAACTACAACAAAGGCTCAATAGACTTTGAAAACGGCAGCCGCATAGTGAGTGCAACCACAACAGAAACAACAGGTCGTGGTATGAGTATTACCTTACTCTACGCCGACGAGTTTGCCTATGTGCGTCCCACCATCGCCAAAGAGTTTTGGACCAGTATATCACCCACATTAGCCACCGGTGGTAAAGCCATCATCACAAGCACACCCAACTCAGACGAGGATCAGTTTGCGTTCTTGTGGAAAGGTGCCAACAAGTGTGAAGATGAATACGGTAACCCCACACCCTTGGGCATGAACGGATTCAAAGCCTATAGAAGTTATTGGGAAGAACATCCTGACCGTGATGCTGCTTGGGGTGAAAACATGCGAGCCCAGTTGGGTGACGATCGTTTTCGCCGTGAGATGGGCTGCGAGTTTATTATCAATGATGAGACTTTGATAGCACCTGCAAAACTGTTGGATCTCGAACACAAGGATCCCATCCACAGAACAGGACAAGTGCGTTGGTTTGAACCCATTCGCAAAGATCAAGTGTATGTGGTGGCTCTGGATCCTAGTTTAGGTACCGGGGGTGATCCTGCTGCCATCCAGGTGTTTGAAGCCAACACCACACGCCAAGTGGGCGAATGGCGGCACAACAAGACTCCTATTCCGGAACAGGTGCGTATCATGGCTGACATTATCAAGTACCTGCATGATACCGTGGGCGATGACAAGAGCATCTACTACAGTGTGGAAAACAACACCATTGGTGAAGCAGCGTTAATCTCTATCCAGGAGTACGGAGAAGAATATATCAAGGGCTACTTCCTTAGCGACACTGCCAGCCCCACCACAAGACGCTTCCGCAAGGGCTACAACACCACAAACCGAGCCAAGATTGCTGCTTGCTCAAAACTAAAAAACTTAGTCGAGTCAGGGCGTATGCGTGTGAATAGTGCAAGTCTGATCAGTGAACTCAAGAACTTTGTAGCACATGGCACTAGTTATGCTGCTAAACCTGGAGAAACTGATGACTTGATCATGGCCACAATCTTGGCAGTGCGTATGCTGGTCACCCTGCAGAGTTACTATACAGAACTGGACACACAGATGAAAGATCACGATTCTGAAATCATTGAACCTTACCCGTTCATTTCTATCATGATGTAGAAGTCAGATAATGCACTAAATACCGTATGGCACAGAATTCAATCTCCGGCGAACTCAACGATCTGCTGATCACACACAATTTTGATGTGGATGCACTCAGCACCAAAACTGGCCGCCCCGCTGTAAACGAGCGTGGCGTTCCAGATACCTCTGAAGCAGACATGTTTAGTTTTGACTGGGTAGGACCCACAGGCAAGAACTACGGCACCATGGTCATACTGCTGGATCAAAACGGCGGCATGACTGTGTATTTTGGCGACAATTTAGGTCGTACCATGGAGCCAGAAGATAAAAAAGCCTGGTATGGCGACTCAGAAACAGACAGCCCGGGCTTCTTGGAACAACTCAAAAACTTTGCTATCCGCACCAGTAAGATACGTGGCGGATTTGGCTTGGAAAACTTGAGCAAACTCAAGTATGCTATCGCAGGGCAAGCAGCACTCACAGAAAGTTTCTACGGCACACGCAAGGTCAGTTACTCAGGTGAACCCACTCAAGCCAGACTCATGATCAAGCATACTCGCCCAATTGCCGAAGGTGACAAGCGTTATCGCTATGTGGAGAGTCTATTCATTGAGACCGCGGAAGGTGAGCGTTTCCGACTGCCATTCCGCAAACTAGCCGGTGGTCGTGCCATGTTAGAACATGTGCGGCATGGTGGTAATCCTTACGACCTGCGCGGTCAGCACATCACAGAAACAGTGACACAACTGAATGTGTTGAGCCAGTTCCGCAGAGCACACCAAGGTCGTGTGTTTGAAGGTGCAGCCGGTGACTTGGTCACAGAGACTGATCAGTATTACCAAAGACTCAATCACAATCTAAAACACATGGCCACCGGCCGTGGATACAATCGTTATTTTGAATCATGGAAGCCAGCTGATATTTCGGAAGGTGACATCATGGTAGAAGACTTGCGTGGCATGTTTGTGGAAACACGCATCGACCCACGTATAGAATCAGCTTTGCCCATGTTGGCAAAGATACAACAGGAAGCAAAAGCTATGAAAGAAGCAGATATATTTGAATCATGGGCTGCCAGATTGATAGAAGGAACTTGGGCTCTGCCCGACACTCCGGAAAAGATGACCGAGCTCAAGACCTGGTTCAGCCAGCCACAACCCCTGGGCCCTGACGCCGAGAATGTCACAGATGTGTTATATCCCTTGCTTGGTGATGATGCATTGTTTGATCAACTTGCAGGCATGGCCGACGAAGATCCCGACGCAGATGCTGTGCCTCTAGTGCAAGCCTGGGTCATTCGCAACAAGGATCAAAGTCCTGAACTGAGTGAACTGGCAGTGAGTTTTGAAACCACAGCACCTGCTGCTCCGCTTGCTCCTGCCGCCCCCACAGAACCTGCTGCTCCTGAAGCACCTGCACCGGCACAATTACCTGTGGCAGAAGGCGACAATCTTGAGACCTTTGAAGACATCATCCGCTTGTCTGGCGCACCTATCAACGAAAATGTACTGAATGATTCTGGATCCACCCTAGAATACATCATAAAAACATACCAACGCGACATCAAGGACTTTGTGCAAAACGGTGACATGAGTGAACCGCTGTATGATGCATTGTATGATTACTATCAGGATGACATGCCGTACGGTGTTAAAAAAGCCCGCACCGGTGATCCGTTTGAATGGGTCGGCCAGCGATTCCATGATGATCTACAGGGCTCAGACATGGTTGATGAGGATCGGCCTTTGTCCAAACAGATGCGCCAGATGCCTCCTGGGGGCTACTCAGTGGCCGATAAGGTACTCAATCCGGCTGCAAGCCAGGTTGCACCTCTTGACCTAACCGGTCAGCAGTCAATGCCACAGCAGGACTATATTTACAAAGACAACCCAATAGACGCATTGGCCACTGTTAGACAGAATGCAGGAATGTTATCACCAGTGGCAACTGGTAAATCTGATCCGTTTTCCATGCTTCCCCCGTCCTTGCAAGCCGAGATCACACAAGGCCAGCAAACGCAAGATCAAAGAGACAGGATAATGCGTATGGCTCAGCAGGATCAGCAAACGCAAGATCAAAAAGACAGGATAGAACGCATGCGCCAGGAGATGCCCGTGAACGAGTGCAACTACACCATGGAAAACCGATACTGTCCAGTGCATGGTCTTGAAGAATGCTATGGCCAAGGTGTTTACGAATCCGAACTGGCAAGAATCAAATCTCTTGCTCGCAACATCAACAAAGATACCATGGACGAAGCCGATTATGATTTGGGCTACCAGGACAATCAACTGCCATTTGTTGATCCACGAGCCAGTTACGTGATGCCGGCCAATGCTGCCGAGAGAGAGCAAGATGTTAAAGATTTTGGACACCTGACAAAAAATCAAAATCTAGGTAATCCCAACAGCATCGTAAACAAAAATGTTACCCCTAGTGCTAAAACAGTTCCGTTTGGTCAAAACAACAGAACCACAGCCAGTTATGACATGCCGGCCAATGATGCAGAACGCGCCGCTGACTTGAAAGACTATGGCCCACTCACAAGCAAATTCAATCTGGGCAGTAATCGAGCACCAGCCATGGAAGACAAAACCTTTGACGCAGAACTGGCAAGAATAAAATCATTGAGTTCGCTCAAATGACATAAATACTCTTGACACCAAGACAAGAAGCGCATATACTGCAAGGGTGTTTGCGCTTTTTCATTTGTGGCACAGGCAACACAATCTAAATCATTAGATAGGCATTTAACATAGGCAACTTTATAGGAGAAACAACTATGGCAACTTTAGCAGAAATCAGAGCACGACTACAGGCAGCAGAGACAAAAGGCAAATCCGGTGGCAGCGGTGGAGACAATCCCATCTACCCACACTGGAACATGGAAGAAGGCCAATCCGCAACTGTCCGATTCTTACCGGACGCAAACTCCAAAAACACATTCTTCTGGGTGGAACGGGCCATGATCCGACTGCCATTCAACGGCGTCAAAGGAGAGATGGATTCCAAACAGGTCATGGTGCAGGTACCATGCATGCACATGTGGAACGAAACTTGTCCAATCCTGTCCGAGGTCAGTCCTTGGTTCAAGGATCCCAGTCTTGAAGACATGGGTCGCAAATACTGGAAGAAACGCAG